GTGGTTCTGGGAGCATCCCGATCCGAATGGAGGCTGGGGCGAAGGCAGATTGGATTCGGACATTGCATTCTGGAAGACGTGGCGTGCCAGCGGCAATCGCGTTTTCGTCTCGCCCCGCGTCGTGCTAGGCCACGGCGAGTACGTCGTGACGTGGCCCGGCAAGAATCTCAGCAGCCCTGTTTTCCAATGGGCAACCGAGTTCACCAACACGCTGAAACGCCCTGAGTCTGCATGGAGTGTGCCTCAATGAAGAAAATCACATTTACCCGCGCGTGGCGTGCCTACCGCAAGGGGCAGTCGGTAGAGATGACGGGCGGGCTGGCGACGCAGCTGGTGGCCCAGGGCGTGGCCATCGAAGACCGGCAGCAGGATCTGATCGAGACGGCCGCCATCGAGCACGACGCCGAGACGGCAGACGCCACGCCCAGGAGACGAGGACGCCGTGCAGTACCGAAGTCTGACCAGAGCGACGCCGCCAGCGGTTGAGCCCGTTACGCTCGCCGAGGCCAAGGCCCACCTGCGGGTCGATACCAGCGACGATGACACCTACATCGGCACGCTGATTGCTGCGGCCCGTGAGTGGTGCGAAGAGTATCTCGACCGCACGCTGGTGCATACGCAGTGGGTGGTGCGGTTTGACACGTTCCCGCCGGACGGGACGCACGACATCGAACTGCCACGCCCGCCAATGGCTGCCGCTGGCACGGCCACGGCGGTGGCTCTGACGTTCACGTTTGAGAACGGCACTACGTCCACCTACTCGACGGCGAGCTACCGCGTGGACCGGGCCGGCACGCCTGGCACCGTGAAGACGCTCTACGGCCAGACGTGGCCGCCGCATCTGCGGGATGACAACGCCATCAGCGTGACGTGGTGGGGCGGGTACGGGGCGAGCGGCACGAGTGTGCCGGCGGCGATTCGGCACGCGATCCTGATGCTGGTGGGCCACTGGTACGAAAGCCGCCAGGCTGTGATTGCGACCGGTGCCGTGCCGCAGGAGGTGCCGTACGGCGTGCAGTCCCTGCTCGACTCGCAGCGGTGGGGAGCCTATCGGTGATCGACCCAGGCAAGCTCCGCGAGCGTGTTACGGTGCAGGTCGCCAGCGGTGCCACAAACACTCTCGGCGAGACGGTCCTGTCGTGGAGCAACTCGTCAGCCGTGTGGGCGAGCGTGGAAGGCGTCTCGGCTCGTGAGGCTCTGGCGGCTGGCCAGCAAGACACCACGATCACGCACCGGGTGCGGATGCGTTATCTGCCTGGCTTGACGCAGCGCGATCGCTTCGCCTGGCGTACGCGGACGCTCAACATCGTCAGCCTGCTCGAGTACGGCAACCGCAGCGAACACGTCGCCATCTGCGAAGAGGTGACGTGATGGCAGGCGGCATCGAAGTCAAGGTTGAGTTTCCGCAGATCGAAGAAATCAAGAAAGCATTTCGCAGCATGCCGCCGGCATTGGCCGCGCAGACCGAAGGGGCGGCGCTGAAGAAGGTGATAGACCCAGGCTACAAAGCCCTGCTAGCAAATGTTCGCGCTATGAACCAAGTCTCTGGGAACCTTCTGCGAGCCGTCGCGGTGAAAAGGAAGGGATACAAGAAGACGGGGAGTGCCGTCGCGCTTGCAGGATTTATTGTCGCTGGAAGTGACCGCAAGGCGAGCCAGAAGGTTCAGCAAAAAGGGCGCGACAAGGCGTACCATCAAAGTTTCATTGAGTTTGGGACAAAAGAACGACGCACGAAAGGCAGGTACGCATCGTCATTCAAAAAACGCGGCCCGTTTGAAATTGCGAAGAGAGTGTTCTCTGTTTCCACGAGGTCAGTTTCAAGGCGTATTTATACAAACCCAGCGACACCGAGAGCCTTTTTTAAGGTTGCCAAGAAAGGAAACACTGTGCCGCTTGGTGCAATGAAGCCAGGCGGCCGTACTGGCAAGCCGCCTGTCCGGTCGGCGTACGAGTCGGCACTGCCGCAGATGAAGGCTTTGATGCCTGCGGAAATGACAAAGGCGATACTTGGTGTCAATAAGTCGGTCGCAAAGATGTTCCCAGTAAAAAACAATAAGCAGTGAACGCATGTCTCTCAAATCGCCCGAAGCCGTTCTCCGCACCGCCTTGGTCGGCACCACGGCCGTTACGTCGCTGGTGAGTTCACGCATCTACCCGGTACTCGCCCCGGCGTCGGCGTCGCTGCCATTCGTCACGTGGCGACGTTCCGGTATCCAGCGTGAGCAGACGCTCGGTGGCCCGATGGGGATGCCGCGTGTGAGCGTGGAATACAGCATCTACGGCACGACGTACGAAGAGGCCCGCCAGGTCGCCGACGCCATGCGGCTCGTTCTGGATGGATACGGCGGAACGTCGAACAATACAGAAGTAAAGCAAACGTCGCTGGAGGACGAATCCGACGACTTTGTGCAGCTGGCTGGAGCGGATCTCCCGCCGGTCTATCAGGTGACGCAGCGGTACGACTGCTGGTGGAGCGAGGGATAAAGCATGCCATACACGCCCCATGATTCGAGCGGCACGACATTCACGTTTGCAGGCACTGTCTACACCGTCACGAGCATCACCTACTCGATCACGGACAACGCTGCCACCGATCAGATCGACGTATCCCACCTAGGCCAGACCACTGGGGCGACCGTGCTGACGATGAGCCGCCCGCTCAAGGGCTCTGCTGGTGACACCGGCAAGGAAGTCTCTGTCGAGTACCTGGCTGCGTCCGGTACGCCGGTTGCCCAGGGGGCCACTGGAACGCTCGCCATCACTGGCGGGATCACGCTGAGCGTGACCGCCACGTGCAAGTCTTCCAGCGTCACGCTGACGGTCAACGACGCCGTGCGTGGTTCCGCTTCCTTCCAGGTGCCGTAGTCGCACGGAGGCTTACCCGTGGCGGCTCATAGCACTGGCATCTCTGTCACGTTTGACGGCGTGGCGTTCTCCGAGGTTTCGGAGTTGTCGTGGCAATACGGCGGCGGCCCGGCCAAGGGCCGCTCTTCCCTGTGGACCGATGAGGTCGGCACGGTCACTGTCGGCTGCATGGGCACGGCCAACATCACCACGGCGAAGTACGGCACCAGGGCTGACATCGTCATCACTGGCGGCGGCGCTGGCTTGACGAGCAAGGCAGTCTATGAGGGCTTGAGCGTCGCGCCCGAGTTGAACGGCGTAACCCGTTACACCGTGACGTTCAGACTTTTGGATGGGTGACATGGGACTGAAAGAACAGATTAAGGCCGCAAGCGTTCGCAAGCCGCTCAAAGTCCACGTGAAAGAGTGGGGCTTTGATGTGCACGTCCGCGTCATGAGCGTCGGCGAGCGGGACGCATGGGAACTCGCGTGGATCGACATCCGCAGCAAGGGCATGGAGAAGTTCCACAACTTCCGTGCGTTCTATCTCGTGCGGACTCTCTGCGACGAGCACGGCGTACGGATCTGGAAAGACGATGAGATTTCCGAAGTGGCCGATCTCGACGGTGCCGTTATGGGCGAACTGTTCGACATCGCACAGAAGCACAACAAACTCACGGAGGCGGACGTAGTCGAACTCGCCGGCGAGCTTTAGCGCGAGACCGTCGCGGCAGTTCCTGTTCATGTTGGCCGGGCATCTGAAGATGACGGTCGGCGAGCTCGAGCAGCGGATGGATTCACGCGAGCTGTCGGAGTGGCTGGCCTTCGCCCGCTACTTCCAGCCGCTAGACAACTCATGGGCTCAGATAGGTGTGCTTGCTAGTGCAGTGCTTGCACCGCACTCACGCCGAGGCCAGTGCCCAAAGCCAAGAGACTTTATTCCGACTGAAAGACCACCGCAGCACAAGACGCAGATGCTCGACGTGCTGGCCCAGATGAAGATCGACTTGGACGGTAAATGACATGAGCACGGCACTCGGACTAGCGATGCAGATCAGTGCCAATACGGCACAGCTGGCCCAGGCCGTGGCCGATGTGAACCAAAAGCTGGACTCCATGGGCGAGGCTGGCAAGAAGGCGTCGGCCGATCTTGGCACGCTGAAGAACATTGAGATCGGCAAGTTGGCCCTGGGCGGGCTCCAGGCTGCCACGTCTGCTTTTCTTAGTCTCTCGGGTGCCGTGACTGGTGCCGTCACGTCTGTCACGTCTTTCGCCTTGAGTGTTGGCGAAGAGCTCGACGCGTTAAACGACGTGGCCAACCGCACCGGCGTCGGCGTTGAGGCGTTGCAGGCATACGCCAGGGCGGCCGCTGACACTGGCGTGAGCGTGGAATCGTTTGCCAAGCAGATCCAGAAACTGACGATCAACATTGGCAAAGCGACGCTCGACGAGAAGGCGCAAAAGAAGTTTGAAGAGCTCGGTATCGTGTTCACCGATCTCAAGGCCGCTACGCCGGAAAAGCAGTTCGAGATGGTTGTCGATGCGTTGGCTGGCATTGCCGATCCCGCCGAGCGTGCCGCCAAGGCCGTGCAGTTCTTTGGCAAGGGCGGCATCGAACTCGGCGAACTCTTCACGCTCGGGCCTGGTGCTCTGACGCAGATGCGGGAAGAGGCTGTCTCGCTGGGCCAAGTGGTGAGCGAGGACGCCGTTAAAGCCATCGACAGCATGAATGACTCGTTCGCCACCGTCTGGGCAACGGTCAAAGGGCTGGCAGGGTCGATCTTGGGCGAGCTTGCTGGCCCGATTAGCACGATTGCCCAAGAGCTTCTGGGCGTGATTAAGCAGGCCGGGCCGCAACAGATCGCCCAGCAGGTGGCCTCTGGCCTGCTCGATTTCATCAAGCTCGCCGGCAATGCGTTTCTGGAACTGGCCAAGTTCATTGAGGCTTTCGTCAAGAAGTTCGCCCCGATCCTTGGCCTGGATATTCGGAGCGAGACCGAGAAGGAATTGGACCGGCTGCGAGCCGAGCAGCAGGCCGCCGTTCAGGGGGCCGGCGCTACGGTCGATGGCTTCGGCAGGCCGTTGGCGAATGCGGCAGACGTTGCAGAAGAGAACAGGAAGCGTACCGAGCAGATCGCCCAACTCGAGGCACAGATTGCCGCCGAGGCGGCTGCCGGCGTTCTCAGTCAGTTCCAGGCCAACTTCAACGCTGCCATCGACACGGCCCGCACCAAGCTCGATGAGAAGATGCAGGCCGGCACGCTCACGGAAGAGGACAGAAAGCTGCAGGAAGCCCAGCTGCGTGAGCTCCAGCAGTTCAACCGAAACGGCCAGATCGGCACCGTGGAGATCCTCAACTAGCCATGGCCGTCATCTCCTGTCGTGAAGTCATCCCGCGTACAGCATCTCACAAGTTTGGCGAAAGCCCGACCGCCGAGCGGAAATACATCGTCACAGTCGATGAGCCGACGCCGACGCAAAATCTCATCAACGCTGTCGGGATTTTGCATGCGTCTGCCCATCCCGAGTTTTCGTACCTGAAGTGCCTCAACATTCAGGTCACGGAGACGGATCGGCATCACGCAGAAATCACGTACAGCTACGAACTGCCGAAGCAGGAAGAACTCGACCCGAATCCGCTGGCACGGCCCGACGTGTGGTCGTTCTCCACTGGCGGCTCACAGGTGCCGGCGCTTGTCTACTACGACGGCAGCGGCAACAGCAACAAGAAGCCGTTGCAGAATTCGGCCAAGGATTTTTTTGAGGGGCTGACCACGCTCGAGGCGGAAGTGCGAGCGTCGATCTCTGGCAACCGCCCTACGTTCCCGCTGTCCAATGCGGCCGCAGTCACGAACAGCGTGAACTCGTCTTCTTACCTGGGTGGTGCCGCTCACACTTGGCTGTGTGCTGGGATCAGCGGGCAGCAGGCAACCGAGGTAGTCAACGACGTGGAGTTGCGGTATTGGCAGATTACCGTCGAGCTGGTCTATCGGGCCAGCGGTCACGATCTGCTTCTGCCGAATGTCGGCTGGAACTATCTCGAAGGCGGCGAGAAGAAACGGGTCTGGGTGAAAGACCCAGAGTCTGGCGAAAAGGTGGCGTCAGGCTCTCCGCGAGCGTTGACGAACGCCGGCGGCCTCAAGGCTGACGATCAAGAGCCAGACATTCTCACGCGCCGCGTCTACCCAGAAGCAGACTTTTCCAATTACTTCGGCACGCCGCCGTTCTAAGGAGCACCGATGCCCGACATCAGTTACACCATCACCGGCCAGGTCAGCAAAGGCGCCTTGTCGCAGTCATTCGCTGCGTCTGGCGTCACGGCCGACATCGCCACGGCTGGCGTTCTTTCGGTCACGCTGAACCTCGGCACGGCCGTCACGCAGATTTCCACGGCCACTCTCGGCTCGCTTGGGGTGTGTTTCGCCCGTTCGCTGGCGAGTGCCACGACGCACACGGTGAGCTTCGGCCGCTACGCTGGCGGGACGCTGCACGAAACCGCCCGGCTTAAGGCTGGCGAGGCCGCTGTGCTGCGGCTCGCGGCCGGGGACTACGCTGCCAAGGCGGCCGTCGAAGGCACCCGCCTGGTGCTCACCGTGTACGAGGACTGAGCCTTGGCACAAAAGCCAGACGGCAAAGCCGCGAAGACCGAGCGGGTGACATTCACTCGCCCGGCGGCTGAACGTATCGCCAAGATCGTTCGCCGCGTCGAGCAAGGCGACCGTGGGGCGGAGCCGCTGACGTTTGAGCGTGTCGGCGGCGGCGTGCCGTACCGTCTGAGCGTCGCCACGTTCACGGGGGCATGGGCGACTGGCGAATCCAAGACGGTGACGCTAGTTGGTAGCACAAACACGGCGACGGTCTACAACTGGTGCAACGCAGCAGAGAATGGCGGGCACGTCGTTTTCGGCAAAGCCAGCGGCACCAACAGTGCCGTGGAAATCACCATGGGCGGCACTGCTACCTGCCGCATGACGCTCGGTGGCGTAGACCTGACGGAGTTGTCTGGCTACGACGCTGCCTCCATTCAGTTGCTCGGGCATAACACCACGGGGCCGTGCCTTGAGTGGTACTCGATCGCCACCTGCGCAACAGCCACCGCCGCATGACGCTCATCACGTTTCAAAACGGCAAACCCGTCATGCGTGACGGTGCGGTTGGGACGGAGCAGGCGTGTTGCTGTGGCAAGTGTGGCCGCTGCATCATCGACGGTGAATGGGACTGCCGCTACACAACAAAAGCACAGTGCGAGGAATGCACCACTACGTACTACTGCGAAAACCTTGAGACGGCCGAGGTGACCGTTGTCGCTGATTGCAGCGAGTGCGTGGGCGATACGCTGTTTTGCTATGGCGTCAGTGAAGGACCGTGCGGAACTTGGGACGCAAACGCTCCATGCGAGCCTTGCCCGTGCGAACAAAACTCCGATTGCCCTGACGGGAAAATCTGCTGCGACGGCGTGTGCAGCGATCCGCTGTGCCCTGAGACCAAGTACTACCACATCGTTTTCCACGTTCCTGCGGTCCCGGGGCCTGCTGGCACGTCCAAGGTTTGCGAGATTGTTGTGCCGCAATGTGGAGTTGCCGTAATAACACGCGCCGTTTCGTACGGGCCGTTCTCGAGTTGCACCCTTGCGGTCTCAGCAGAAATCGGTGAAGGCTGCGTCTTGCAAAACATCGTCGTGACGCAGAGTAGCGGCGGCGCTTGCGATGACAACAAGCCCGAGTTTGTTGAGATCGTCGAGATCGACGAAGCAGACTGCGAAACCGTGTTTATCCCTGACTGATCATGGCAAAGATGCAGCTGACGCCGATGACCTGCACGCCGCACAGTGACGGCTGGAAGTGCGTCTGCCCGTGCGGCTATGCGACGCACGCAAAAGCTGGCACGGCGTATCACGCCTGCCAGA